ATTGCGGCGGGGGTGCGGTGCAGAAAACTGTCGATATTTTGCAGAATTTTGTCAGGTCGGGAAATCTTGTGTATCGGCAATGCGTTATCTCGGAACCGACCCACACTGTGGTGGTGGGTGGTGGGTTGCAGTCCGATTGAAATTCGATTGGGCTGCACGATTGATGCGATTTCGCATCGATATCGTACCGGGATCGCATCAATTTTGGGTCCAGATGGGTCCAATTGGCGTCGATCGCGACACCCTCCTGCGGTCAGTAGGCAACCGACGCGGCGTCAGTTTGTATCTTGCAATCTTGCATCGAAGGCGCTTGCGGGTCGCGTATCGGATTGCTACGGTGGCGTCGACAGCGTGAAACGGGATGGGGTATTCCCAGACAGGAGCCGATCATGCACACAGGCAGTGAATTTCCAAACGCCGTCCTCGCCACGCAGGCGCAAGGCCCGGCACGCGCGGGCGTGATTTTCAACGAGGTCGAGCTCGGGGAGAGCCGGGCGGGGGTGATGCACGAGATCGCCGCCAAGCTCGAAGACATCGCCAACCGGCTTGCGCCGCCGACGCCTCGCGAAACTTCGGCCACCGATGACAGCAAAGCGCATCTCGGGCACCTGTACGCCCGTCTCCAGGAGGCTTCCGGGAAGCAGTCGGACGCGCTCTCGAGGCTCGCCGCGGCCGCCGAGCGTCTGGATGAGCTGATCGCCTGACTGGAGACCAGTCATGACGCCGACCGATCATCGCTACTACTGCGATGGGTGCGGTTCCGAAATCACGGAAGCGCAGGCCGAAGAGTTGCGCAAATGATCTCCGTGCGCTGTCCGAAATGCGCCACGCGCCATCGGGCCGGGCTCGACTGCCCGGGGTGCGGCAAGCCGAAATCCCCGACCCGCAAGGCGAAGCGCAAGGCCGCGAAGAAGCGCCGCAAGTCCGTCGCCGCCGTGACGGCCGCCAAGGACGCGCGCGCCGCCGAGCGCGTCGCGAACTGGCGCAACCCGTGAGCGACCGTATCCGCTGGGTGGCGCCGAACGATCGGGCGTCGTTCCGGCCCGCCATCGTGCTCGGCCCGCGGACGATCTGGAACCGGCTGGTCGGCGTCGAGTGGACGCTGCACCCGACCGAGCTCGTCCGCGACCCCGGGTTGCCGCAAAGACGCTTCGACGGGGCTCTGGAACGGCTGCGCGGCACATGCAACAACGCCGGCGTGGCGCTGTACGGCACCAGGGTGTCGTGGCGCGTCGATGCCGACGACATGCTGCATGTCCAGCTCACCGGCAACGTCCGCATCCCGACCGTCGGGCCGATCTGATGGGGTCGACGTTCAGTCAGGACGACAGCCTTTGGTGGACGTATGCTCGCAACATGCCGGAGCGGACGTACTACCTCGCCTGGCGCCTTCGCCGCTGGTCGCTGCTCTATCTCGCCTTCCATCCGTCGCGTGCGCGCGCCGACCGGGTCCCGGACGACGTCCAGTAATGGGCTCATCGAAGCGAAAGCGCGATGTGCTCGAACACTGCTGCGAGGCGGCTGAACTCCTCAAGGCGGCGGGTTTCGTCCACGTCTGGACGTCGATGAAAAGCGAAGCCGCCTACTACCGCTGGCCTGACCGCTCGGCCGTTATTCGCGTCGCAGCCCACAAGTTCCAGCGAGGCAACAACGAGCGTCAGAACCACCCGATTGCCACCACGCTGACTTTCAACGATGGCAAGGACGCGCTGGGCCGCATGTCGATAACCGATGAACGCGTCCGCATGATGACCGCCGCTGCGATCGGCCTCTACTTCATGAAATCCCGCGCCGAGATGGAAAAACCCCTTCACGGAATCAGGGATGTGGCCTAGCGTATCGCATCGAAGCGGAAGCGGGGTAGCGCAGTGGCAGCGCATCGGGCCCATAACCCGAAGGCCGGCGGTTCGAATCCGCCCCCCGCAACCAACGCCGGCGCCCGTATCAAGCCGGCAGGGGCGCGGCGGCGCCGTCTCGGACAGGGGAACGACGCCGCCGCCTCCACCAGTTCGGGGCTGGCTCCATGCATAAAGGCCGCACCTCCGGCAGGGTGTCGCACTTCACCCGCGGCCTCGAAGCGTCGCCTCCCTCCCGGGCAGAGGTCCCCGCAACCATCGTAGCCTCGCCCCCACAGGGCAAATCGCGAGCCAGGGCAACAGTATCAGCGTCAAGGCGGCGAAGCCGGAGACCCACATGACCGACGAACCAATCAACCTCAACGTTCGCCGCGCGCGGCAAAGCGGCGACAGCCGCGACTGGACGCCGCTCGAGTGCCTCGAGGATCTCGCGCAACGCATCCGCGCCGGCGAGATCGAGGTCTCGTACCTGATGATCGATTTCGGGATCGGCTGCCCGCACGGCATGATCCAGCCGTCGTTCGCGTGCTCGAACGTCAGCCGCGCCGAGCGGGTCGCCTACCTGGAATTCGCCAAGATACGCGCGATCACCGACTGGGGCGGCTAGGCGCGACTCCGCGATCCGTCCTACAGCGAGACGTTCGGCGTCCCCAACCACGTGACGCCCGAGCGTTTCTCCTCCCGGAGAGGGCCGCGGCTTCACCGCCGCGGCCCTTTCTTGCCGGAATCGCGCGGCGCGCGCTAGTCCGCCGCCATGAACATGATCCGCCCGCCCGGATGGGGCCGCAACTCGCCCGACCCGCACGTCCAGTGGCTGCACGGCCTCGCCCGAGAGGCCGCGGAAGATTTCTACCTCCAGGCGTTCGCGCAGCAGGACCGCGACACCCTGCGCTGGCTCGCCTTCCACGACCGCTACTTCCTCCTCACTTGCGTGCTCAACCGGCCCGACGCGCGCCACGACTGGCTCTACGAGCGCTGCCGCGAAGTCGAGGCCGACCCGAACGACCACATCGACCTGTGGGCGAGAGAACATTACAAGTCGACCATTATCACCTTCGCCGGAATTATTCAGGAGATCATCCGGGACCCCGATATTACTATCGGAATATTTGCCCACAACCGGCCGGCCGCAAAATCCTTCCTTCGCCAGATCAAGGAGGAGATGGAGGCCAACAACCTCCTCAAGCAACTGTTTCCGGAAATCTTCTGGCAGGACCCGGCGCGGGAAAGCCCGAAATGGTCGCTCGACGACGGCATCATCGTCAAACGCCGCTCCAACCCCAAGGAGGCCACCGTCGAGGCGTGGGGCCTGGTCGACGGCATGCCGACCGGCAAGCATTTCCGGCTGCTCTGCTACGACGACGTCGTCACCGAGAAATCCGTCGGCACGCCCGAGATGATCGCCAAGACGACCGAGATGTTCGAACTGTCGGACAATCTCGGCGCCATCGGCGGCGACGTCTGGATCATCGGCACCCGCTACCATTTCGCCGACACCTACGGGCACATCCTGAAGAACGGCATCACCCGCGAGCGCCGCCACGCCGCCACCCGCGACGGCACGTTCGACGGCACGCCGGTGTTCCTCACCGAGGACGCCTGGGCGCGCAAGAAAGCCCGCCAGTCCGCCTCCATCATCGCCTCGCAGCAGCTCCTCAACCCGCTCGCCGGCTCGGAGGCGAAATTCTCGCTTCAGTGGCTGAAATACTGGATCGTGCGGCCCCGCCGGTTGACCGTCTATATCCTCTGCGACCCCGGAAAACGCGAGACCCGGCGCGCCGACAACACCGCGATCGCCGTGATCGGCGTCGACGTCAACCGCAAGAAATACCTGCTCGACGGCTGGCGGCACAAAATGCCGATGTCGCGCCGCTGGCAGATCATCCGCGACCAGTGGCGCCGCTATTCCCGCATGGCCGGCGTCGATCTCGTGATGGTCGGCTACGAGCAGTACGGCCTGCAGTCCGATCTCGAGTATTTCGAGGAGCGCATGCGGACCGACCAGATCTCGTTCACCATCACGGAAGTCAACTGGCCGCGGTCGGGCAACCACTCCAAGCAGGACCGCATCGAGCGCCTCGAGCCGGATTTCCGGATGGGCCAACTGCTCATCCCCGGCTGCTACCGGATCGACCTCGAGGGCAATATCGAGATCGTCGATTGCCGCCAGATGTCGGAGGCCCGCCCGGCGCTGCAGTCCAACGAACCCTCGCGCATCGCCACGCCGCTGAAGAAGAAGGATGAGGCCAACCGGCTCTACGACGTGATGGACGGCTTCGTGGAGGAATACATGTTCTTTCCGTTCGCGCCGCGCGACGACTTTCTTGACGCACTCTCGCGAATCTACGACATGGAGTTCCTGCCCCCGGTCGGCGGACAGGAATCGCTCGGGGGCTACGAGGCCGATCTGCCGGAGGTCTACGCGGACGGCGTCTAGGAGCCAGGATGGCTGACCGTAGCTGGAGCGAAATCGTCGCCAGACGCGATGGACCGGGGCGCGGCCGCGACGAGCGCTCCCCCGTGATCTACCGCTTCGGCGGCCGCGAGTTCCGCCGCGGCGATCCGGTCTACGAGGCCGATCTCGGCTGGACCGCCGACACCACGCTCGTCACCGCAGACTCGACCCTCTATCGCGCGGACGGCGCCTGATGGCGAGGCAGGAAATCGATATCGGCACGTCGCCGAACGACGGCACCGGCGACCCGGCCCGCGACGCGTTCGACAAGACCAACGACAATTTCGCCGAGCTCTACAGCCAGATATCGCCCGAGGAGAGCGACATCACGCCGGCCGGCTGGTGGACCGGCCTGCCCGGCTGGCTGATCGGCATCGTCGACGGCGAGCGCTCGTTCTTCGTCCGGCCGAACGGCCAGGCGACGTTCGGGCGCAGCGCCTTCGGCGCCGGCGGCCCGGCGCAGATGATCGGCAGTCTCGGCTACGACCACGGCAATATCCCGATCGTGCAATACATCGCGCAAGGCCGCAACAGCGCCGTCGTCGCCTATACGTTCGGCCGGCTCGATTACACGGTCGACGACAACATCCAAGGTTCCGAGGACGGGCACTGGGACTTCTGGACGTCGATCGGCGGCTCGCTGGTCAACACCCTGCGGATCGCCGACCATCTGTCGCTGCTCGACAACCCGCTGAAACGCTTCCGCGCCCAGGATTACGCCGAGGTCTTCGCCGCACAGTCCGGCTCCGGCGCCATGTCGATCGACCTCGAGGACGGCAACACCCACGTGCTGACGCTGACCGGCGACATGACCGGCAACCTGACGATCGCCAACGCGCTCGCCAGCACCGGCACCAAGGTCAAGCTCGAGGTGCACTTCGTCGGCTCCGGCGCGTCGCGCGCAATCGTCCATCCCTCGGCCGTCGACTGGGGCGACGGCACCGCGCCGGCCTCGGTCGGTGACGGGAATCGCACCGTCGTGATCTACGAGAAGTTCCAGGGTGTCACCAACTGGCTGGCCTACGTCGCCGGCACCGGCTTCACGAGCTAGGAGGGCTCCATGTCCGCAACGAATGCCTTCGAGACCAGCCTTCTCGGGCTGATCTTCACGAACGTCGCCGCGGCGAACGTCGGCGATGCCGGCGGGCTGCTACCGTCGGCGACGGCCGGCGTGTTCTGGATCAGCCTGCACACGGCCGATCCGGGCGAGGCCGGCGGTCAGACGACGAGCGAGTCGGCCTACACCAACTACGCCCGGCAATCCGTGGTCCGCACCACATCGGGCTGGACGGTGGCGGGCGGCACGGTCGACAACGACGCGGCGATCACCTATCCGGAGGGCGGTGCCACCGGCTCGACGGTGACCGACTTCGGCGTCGGCTCGGACGAGACGACGGCCGGCAACCTGTTCCTGAAGGGCGCGCTCGGCGACAGCCTCGCGGTCGCGAACGGCATCACGCCGAGTTTTGCCGCGGGCGCGCTCGACATCTCTCTGGACTGAGGAGAAAAACATGAACGATCTCGTCTACGTGAAGCTGCTCAAAAATGTTGCCGAGGGCGGGCGTGATCTCGCCGAGGCCGTCAAGGCGGCCGACGCGCTGGGCCTACCGAAGGGCGATCAGCACTACCCGCGCTTGAAGGTGGTGAAGCGCCGCGGCAAGGAGACCCGCTACGTCAAGGGCGCGGTCGTCGACATGCACCGGGAGGGGGCGAAGAAGTGGCACGAGCGCGGCCTCTGCGAGCCCGCGCCGGCGCCGAAGGCGTAGCCGCATGGTCGCCGTTCACAGCCGGCCCGACCTGATGACGCGCCAGCGCATCGCGGTGCGCGCCGAGGGCGAGGACGTGGTCCTCGCGGTCGGCAATTCCGAGCTGCGCATGCCGTACGCGACGGCGCTGCAGGTCTCGCAATGGCTGCGCGTGCGGGCCAAGGAGGCGAAGGCCAACGCCGGCGACACCGGCCGGCACTGGAGCGCGATCGCGGTGCTGAGCGACGCCGGGAAGTGAATTGTGGCCCGCCGCGTCGAGACCGAGGCGGAAGAAAAGGTTCCGCTTCAGCAGATCGCCTACGAGATCGACGATATCCGTGTCGACGACAACGGCTTTCAGGTTCGGCTGACGCACGACGCCTGGCCGGACGGCGACGTGGCGCGGGTCACGATCGAGTGGTCGTTCGACGGCGTTACGTTCGTGTCGGCCTGCGCTTTCACGGCTGCGAAACCGTCCGGCGGCTACACGGCGCTCGCGGGCTACACGCTGCCGGCGTGGAGCGGCGTGACGAAGAACTGGCCGAAGCGAGCCGTGCTCGACAAGGCCGGCCAAATCACGCGCGACCGTGACGGTAATCAGATCATGGAGACCGTCCGGCCGCAGAAGCTGCGGGTGCGGATCGAGCCGCTCAAGACGTTCGGCGGCAAGACGATCATCGAGGCGCGCTGATGGCGATCTCGGTCCTTCAGCAGTCCGGCCAGACGATATTCACGAATACCTCGGCGAATTCGGCCGATAGCTTCGTCACGACGCCGTTCGTCGGCAACCATGTCGTCTCGCTCGTCTCCGGGCTTGGTGGTAGCGGCACCTACACGATCACCGGGATTTCCGACAACCAGACGCCGGCCAATACCTACGCGGTCGACAAGTACCAGGCGGGCTCGTTCGGCGAGGCGGTCGGTATCGCTAGTGCGCAGATCGAGATCGCGACGGGCGCGTTCACGGTCTCGCTCGATCACGGCCTCGCGTCCGGCAACTACGGCACGTGGGAGTCGATCGAGGTCGGCGGCCTGCACGCCACCGGCTGGTTCGACGAGTCCGGTGGCGCCACCGACACCGGCGATCCGCTGCCGACCGACGCCAGCGTCTCGACGGATGGTGCTACCGACACCGACGACGAGCTGGTCGCCGCCGTCATGGCGCTGGCGATCAACGACGCCGACCCGAACATCCAGACGCCGACGACGGGCTACACCGCCGTCTACGTCGAGGATGACGTCTTCACCACGGTCGGTGCGCAGGCGGCCTACAAAATCGTCTCGGCGACCGGCGTGCAATCGGCGGCGTGGGCGCACGACAACGCCGATACCGGATCGTGGGCGGCGGCGATCGCGACGTACCGGATCGCCGACGAGACCGACGACTGGACGCTCGTCGGCTCGACCAATGACACCATCGGCAC